AGAGAGTAATAGTGGTGCTGGTGCTAATCTAAGAGTTTCGCGAGTTTCTACTGGTAATATTGCTTCTATAACTGTTATCGATGGTGGTGCTGGATATCAAACAAACTCGTTTGCTCTTTTTTCTGGTGGTGGTGCTGGTTCTGGTGCTAATGCTGAATTGACCCTAGTATTAAATGACAGCAGTGTACATCCTAATTCATACAATATCATCTTCAGTACTGTATCAGTAGAAGCAAATACAAACACTACAAACTCAATTGCTAATAATATTTACCAGTCTTTTGCTTATCAGAATCTTAATGTGATCTACACGAACACATCAAACATAAGAGCAAATAGTGGTGTTTCTCTAGCATCGCTCAATCTATCATCTTGGTTGGCTAATAGTAATGTATACTTTGAAACTTTTGACTCACTAAATGTGACAAATCAGATAAGTGGTGTAAGTAATACTGTATTAATAACTGCAACAAATACAAGATCAAATCTTGTATACATTAGTCCTGCGTTTGCAACAAGACAGTCGAATTTAGTTGTCAGAATTATTAAAAGAGCAAACGCAAATACGACTTTGATCAATGCCCTTCCGTTTTATGTATATGCTAATACTGGTCCAGCAAGAACTGTTACAGTCCGTAATGCAGGTACAAATTATACAGAACTTCCATCTATCAGTATTATCGCAAACACAGGCATTCAAGAGCTAGAAATTCTAGGCAAAATGGTCATCAATAATGGTGGTTCTGGATATCAGATAGGTAACATCATTCAATTTAACAATGAACCAGGTGGTTATGGAACTGGTGCTAATGCTATCGTATCCAATATTAGTGGAACTGGTGCAATTACGGCTGTCAAATTTGTTCCTAGAACTGGTCAAATAGTCGGCGGTTCTGGTTATAATGTATTACCTACAGCAAATGTGATTTCTGGAACAGGTAATGGTGCTAACATTGCCGTGACACATAGACTAGGCGAAGGCGCTTCATTCATTCTGACAAACAGTACTCTAGGTTCTATTCAAGAAATTCAGATTGTTAATAGAGGATCAGGATACACAGATGTTCCTACAATCAATCTAAGATCATTAGGAGATGGTACGGCTACTGCTAATGCTACAATTCTAGAAGGTGTGTTCACATATCCTGGACGTTATCTGAACGATGATGGTTTCGTATCTTCTTATAACTTCTTACAGGACAGAGACTATTACCAGAACTTCTCATATGTTCTAAGATTGAAAGAATCAATTGCAAACTACCGTAAGGCCATAAAGCAGCTTGTTCATCCTGCAGGTATGAAACTTTTCGGTCAGTATTTGACTATCGACGAACAAGATGGTCTGAATAATTCTGAAGGTGGTTTAGAAGCTATCACACGATCATTACCAATACCTACATTATCAATAGACTTTACAACAGGTAATCTAGATTCAAATGTGACGTTTACCAGATCAAGTAATGCTTCGTTTGTAAACAGTTTTGGTTATATTTCGTATGTTACTGCAAATGTTGCTAGATTTACTCATGACCCTGAAACACTAAGACCATTAGGTATTCGTGTCGAACCACAGGCCACAAACTTACTTCTATATTCTAATAATTTTACTAATTTATGGTCTAATACTGGTAATACAATCATAACTTCTGGTCTCAAGTCACCTGATGGTAATAATAATGCGTATCTTCTTTATGATTCGAATCTTAACAACGACGCATCATTTATTGATCAAAATATCACTATAACACCAAGTGCAACTCAGCGACATACATATTCGATTTTTGCCAAAGCAAATACTGCAAATGCATTTGCGATATACTGTTTCTACACAGGAACTACAGTGAATGGCTCCAGTGTTATTGTTAACAATTTTAATACTAATAATCCAACTGTAACAGCAGCTATAGCTGAAGGTGGTGAAGAACTTCCATCTAATGTTGTTCTTGAAAATTATATTGATGGTTGGAAAAGATTGAGCTTTACTACATTTAACAGAAATGGCTTAAATAACAATATCGTATTCAGAGTATATCCTGCAACAAGAGATCCTGGAATTACAGGCGCAACCCTATTCTTTGGTCCGCAGCTTGAAACAGGTAATGTCGCGACTACGTATATTCCAACTGGTTCTGCAACTGTAACCAGAAGCTCAGACTATCTTGCGGTACAGAATACTGCATTTACTAATGTATTCAATCAGATAGAAGGTACAGTATTCGTTCAGGGTAGTACAATAGATTATGTTGTAAATAATGGTGATTATCCTGTTGCTATTGCTTTGGCAAACTCATTTAGTAGAGATACTAATTGTATAGTATTCGGTTCTGATCGCACATCAAATCCACCTGCAAATGATAGTTATATGTCTGCTGTTAAGAATGGATTTAATAATGATATACAATTAGATAGAGTATATGTTGGTAAATCGTTCAGAGCAGCTTTTGCATATGAAGATGGAAATCTTCCTAAAGGTAACATCATCTTGGCTCTAGATGGCATATCATCAAATAAAGCTAGTGCAAATATACCAAATGTTAACATACTGTACATATCTCAGACAGCAAGATTTCAACCACAGTATCCACATAATATAGAAAAAGTTGTATATTATAATAAAGAGTTGTCAAATACAACAATGATTCAACTGACAACTAAACCATGATCTGTTTAAATTTTATTATAAATAATAGTAAATTAGAGGATTAAATTTTGAGTTCATCCGCCACATTTATCAAGTTTCGCGTCAACAGCGCCGAACAGTTCAAAGAATCTGTTTCAGAACCTACTCCAAATACCAACATGTATTTGACTTATGGTAAAGTGGATGCATGGGCAAATGATGCAAATGCTGATATAGCTAATACTTCTGTATCTACCGAATATCAAATTTGGTCTAACATGATTGGTGGTAAGAAAATCCTCGGCTATGATATATCGCATGTAATACGTAGAATTAACTGGGTAGCTAATACATCGTATACCTCATATGATCATAGAAATGCCAATCTATATGATGGTAACACAAATTTTTACGTTGTCACAAGTGATTACAACGTCTACAAATGTATCGGTAATAACAACAATTCATTAAGCACAGTAGAACCTACAACAATTAATTTTGGCTCGACAGTCGAGACTTCTGATGGATACATCTGGAAATATATGTATTCAATCTCCGACTCTGATCAGTTAAGATTTACTACAAGCAATTATATTCCAGTTAGAGTACTAGCTGCAAACGACGGTTCACTTCAATGGCAAGTTCAAGATAATGCTATTGAAGGTGCAATCTATCACATTAAGGTTGCTAATACAGGAACAAATTATAGCAATACAAGCAACATCGGCATATCTATATCAGGCGATGGTTCTGGTGCAGATGCGATAGTCACTTTAAACACTGTTTCGAATACAGTGTCATCTATCACAATGACGAACTATGGTCAAAATTATACGTATGCTACCGTTGCTATCACTGGTGGTGGTGGTTCGAACGCATCTGTTATAGCTATGATTAGTCCTCCAGGTGGTCATGGTAGTAGTCCAATATATGAATTTGGTGGATCAGCGGTTATGATCAATACACAGTTGAAATCGTCTGAGGGCGGAAAACTTCCTGCTACTAACGATGTGAGACAGATCGCTATCCTTAAGGATCCACTATTGAGAGATGGTTCTGCTGTTTCTTCTAACATTGTTTTTCAACAGGGTATAACTCTGACGACTGCTGGTTCTGGTGACTATCAACAGGATGAAATAGTATATCAAGGAACATCAGTGTCAACTGCAACTTTCAGTGGTAAAGTTGTATCGTGGGACTCAGCTAACGGAAGACTAGTTGTTATAAATACAACAGGAAATCCGCTATCTCAATCTCTTGTTGGAGCAAACACATCGACAAGCAGATTTATCGGTAGCATAATACCAAATTATCTGAAGCTATACTCTGGTCAACTTTTATATGTTAATAATTTAGAACCAATAACCAGATCAGAAGACCAGACAGAAGATTACAGAATAGTACTGAAGTTTTAAGGGAAAATAGAAAATCATGGCAAATACTGCTAACAATCTAGGTCTAACAACAGACTTTAACGTAACACCTTATTACGATGATTACGATGAAGCTAAACAGTTTTATCGTATATTGTATCGTCCTGGTTATGCTGTACAGGCGCGTGAACTTACTCAGATGCAAACTATTCTGCAAAGACAGATCGAGAGATTTGGCAGACATGTATTTGAAGAAGGTACTATTGTTGTTCCTGGTTCTTTTCAGTTATATGCTGCTAATACTAAGTCGTCTCCTGGTCCTCTCAATTACGTAAAAGTAAAAGACGTTGATGATAGCAATAACACAGTAGATATCACAAACTTCAATGATGTTGAAGTTACTGGCCAAACATCTGGTGTTAAAGGTTTTATCAACATTGTTATTGATGGTTCTGAATCATCTACAAACAAAAAGACTATTTACGTTGATTATCTACAAGCATCTAATGCTAATAGTCAAATAGTCAAATTTATTGCTGGTGAAACTCTAACATCCAATATCGGTAACCTAAAAGTTGTTGATACTGATGCAACTGGATTTGGTTCAGCATTCCGTATTACATCAGGTATCGTGTTCTCTAAGGGACATTTCATTTGGTTCCCAACACAAGAAGTTGTTCTAGATCGATACAATGACACACCAACATGTAAAGTTGGATTCAATATCGCAGAATCGATTGTAAATTCATCAACTGACAACAGTCTTCTTGATCCAGCACTAGAGTCTTCAAACTATTCAGCTCCTGGTGCAGACAGATTTAAACTTGACGCTGAATTGCAAGTACGAGAAATTAATGATCCTGAAGATTTGCCTGATTTTACTACACTGTTTACAATTGAAAATGGCATTATTCAAATTCTTAATGAGAGAACGCAATACTCACTGATCAATGATGAATGGGCTAAGAGAACCTTTGATGAGTCTGGAGACTATTATGTTTCTGGATTAAATATTGACATACGCGAGCATCTTGATAACGGACTAAATGGTGGCGTATACACAAGCGCGCAGGGTGGAAACGCTAATCTCATCTCTGTGAGAGTAGAATCTGGTGATGCCTATGTTAAAGGATATAGAGTTGCAACTGAAGCTACAACTCCATTAACTACACTAAGATCAACTACATATTCAAATGTTGAAAATCAAAGTGCTTCAGCCTTCTTAGGATCATATGTCACAATTGATGAGATGGTTGGACATTTGCCATTAGATACTGGTGTAGAAGTTAGACTTTACGACACTCAGCAAAATCGTCTTTCTAATGCAACATTCACAGCAGCACAGACTGGAAATTTAATTGGTACAGCCAGAGTTGCTTCTATAGAATATAATACAGGAACTTTAGGTACAGCAGACGGCAAATTAGATATGTATCTAATGGATATCCGTATGAATGGAACAAATAGTTTTTCAACTGTAAGAAGCGTTTATATTGACAATGCGTCAACTGCTGATTTTGGTGCAGATATCGTTCTTGATCCTATAACAAATTCGACTGTTCTTTATGAGCCTTTCAATGTTCCTCTTCTATACTACACAGGTTCGAATCATACCCGCAAGATAAAAGGTGTATTGGAAACTTCTGATACAACATATAACTATACTACAACTTTACCTGTAACCATTACAGGTGGTAATTTCTCTGTTTCTGCTCCAGGCAGTGACTCTCTTCCTTATTCTGGCGTTCTTTCTACGTCTAGTAAGAGAGACATATTACTAAGTCTCAACTCAGCATTAAACGTTGCAACTGCTATAACAGTAACCAACAACGGTACGACACTTGTTGGAACAAACTTTACCAAGTTGAATGCTGGTGATATGTTGAAGTTCTCAGGCCTGGCAGATACAACAGCAAACATTTACTCCATCGTTTCTATTGCTAACGCAACACACCTAGTTGTAAATAAAGTTCCTGCTGTCCCTCTTTCAGGCAACAGTCTCTTCAAACATTACGGAAACGGTGATTATATCGATCTAACAACCTTAGGTTTCGATAGCGGAACTGTACGTACAGTCACAGCAGCCGGTACAACACTCACGTTTGCTCTTAATGAAACTGCAATTGCAGGATCAGCAGTTGTTTCTTTCAAAGCTAAAAAAACAACAGCCGTTGAAGCTGCTAAAACTCTTAGACCAAGCAGATATGTACAAATAAACTGCTCAACTGCTGGCACAAGTGGTCCATTTAATCTAGGATTCTCTGACGTTTATAGAATTAAACAGATTCGTAAAAAGTCAACCAGCAACTTCTCTTCAAACACTGAAGGAACTCTGGTAACAAATCAATTCATTTTTGATAATGGACAGAGAGATACCCACTATGACATTGCCAGAATTGATCCAATCGCAGGACTAACTGCAACAGATAGACTTCTGGTAGAATTAGACTACTTTATTCCTGATTACTCACAGGGTAAAGGTTATTTCACAGTAGATTCTTATCCAGTTAACGATGTAACTGCGTCTTCAACTACTATCACTACAGCAGAAATTCCTATCTATAAGTCTCCTACATCAGGTAAAAGTTATGACCTGAGAAACCATCTTGACTTTAGACCTATCAAGTCTATTTCTGCAACCGATTCGACGACTGTTGCTGGTGCTTCGGTGAATCCTGCAACATCAACAACATTCAACTATTCTGGTACAGGTATAACATTAATATCACCGTCTACAGAGGTCATATATGATTACTCATATTATCTAGGTAGAAAAGATGTTGTCCATGTCAACAAAGATAAGATATTCTCTATCACCAGAGGTGTTCCAGCTGCAACTCCAGTAACACCACAGATCAGTGACAATGAGATGGTTCTTGCTGTTCTCAATATTTCTCCTTATCCTTCAATTTCACCATACTACGCAAAGTTGATTGGTCGACAAGATATTGCAACAACTACACGTTGGATTGCACCAATTAGACAAACTATGCGTGATATCGGTATCATGAAAGATAGAATTACAAATCTAGAATATTACACTTCATTGTCATTACTAGAGAAGAATGCTCTTGATCTATTAATTTCAGATGCAAGTGGAAATGATAGATTTAAGAACGGTATCTTCGTTGATACATTTACAGATCATCAACTAGGTGCAACATACAATGATGATTATCGAATTGTCGTTGATCCACAAGAAAAGAGTATTAGACCTTTATACTCAATGCAACCTATCAACTATGATTATCTTTCAGGCACTAATATTAGAAAAACAGGTGATATAGTAACACTTGACTATACTGAAGTACCGTTTGCCAATATTCTTTCTGTAACTTCTACATTAAACACTGAAAAATCTAATTATAAATTTATTGGTAACTTGACTCTTGCACCCGCACAAGACGTTTGGATTGATACTAATGATGCAATACCACCAAATGTAATATCGATTAATGGTGCAAATCTAGATGGTATGGAAGACGCTCAACAGTCTGGTGGTATAACAACAACATGGAACTCATGGCAAACTAACATCACAGGTTATAAAGTTTATGCTGGTGATGATGCCTCTAGTACATTAGTAGGAACGTTCTCTTCTGCTGCTGAAGCAAATAGAGTTGCGCAGAATATCAGAACATCCGCTTCTGGTGCTACAATTGAAACCATCACTACAAGTTCACGTACTGGCACAGAATATTTTAACTATCTTGATAGTGACTCAACTTCAGTTGGCTCTCGCGTGATCAATACAGAAATTGTTCCTTACATTAGAGCCCAAACTCTAATGGGTAAGGCAACAGGTCTAAAACCTTTCGCTAAGTATTTTGTATTCTTTGACAGCATTAATATGACAGAATATGTCAGACCAATCACTGAGGCCGAATATAATAACGTTGCCGCTGTATCAAGTTGGACAAATGCTGTTGGAACTGATGTTATTGCCAACTCTAATGGTGAAATTTGGTTTAGATTAAATCTTCCAAATACAGACAATCTTAGATTTACTGTAGGTCAAAAGAAATTATTGATAACAGATAGTCCAACAAGTTCTGATTTTGCAACTTCATTTGCATCAACATCATTCTTTGCCCAAGGTCTTATTCAGACAAAGCAAGACACAATCCTATCTACAAGACAGGTTGAAAATAGACAAAAGACTGTTTCTGAATTGACAGTAGGTTCAACATTCAGTTCTCTTCCTCCTCTACCAGAAGAACCTGAATATGAAGCTCCTATACCAGATCCTCCTGACAACGGTCAAGTATGTCTCGCATATGTGATGCCAATCAAAGCTCCAGATAACGAAGAAGGTCTATTCTTAACTTCTGTTGAAGTATTCTTCGCAGAGAAGCATCCTACACTTGGTGTCTGGTTTGAACTGAGAGAAGTTGACGCTGGTGGCGGTATTACACTAAATCAAGTTCCATTCTCAGAAAAGCGTTATACAAATTCACTGGTACCCATTTCTACAAATGGTAAAACAAATGGCATGACTGTCACTTTTGATACTCCAGTATTCTTGTATAGTAACAAATCTTATGCTTTCATTGTTCACCCTGAAGCTGGAAATCCAAATTATTACTTGTGGTGTTCACGTATTGGTGAAATCGATGTAAACACTGGCAAACAGGTTACAAGCAGAGCATATACAGGTTCAACATTCACGACAAATAATAATGTGATCTGGAATCTAGTTGATCAAGTTGATATCGTTTGTAACTGGAAGCGCGCTTCATTCGTGTCGTCTGGCAACTTTGAAATTGGCAACAGACCAAAAGAAAAACTGTATATTCAGAATGTTGTAGGAAGCATAGAAGGATTTGGTGAACCAATTTCTTCTGGTGATAGATTGACACTATCAGGATATGGTGGAGCAACTATTGCTGTTACTGACCTTATTGTCGGTGGTACTTCTGGCATTAATGCTAGTGTTGTTAATATCAATTCTGGCACATACTCTATGTCAAACATTCGATATACTGTAGGTGAAACTGTAACCGTAAGATATGCTTCAAATGCAACATCAAAAGGTACTGCGACAATTGCAACAAGAGAAACAGGTAAAGGATTCCTTGAGTACTATAAAGAGTCATCAAATTCAACGTATGTAATTCTAGATAGTTCTAATGGTAAGTTCTTTGCTAACGACTCAATATTTGATATTTCTGACGAAGGTTCTGCTACAATTTCAAGAATCGGCAATTTCAGATATTCATTGATCGACTTTGAACCTGCAATCATTAACTTTGCTAAAGCTACACAGTCATTTGAAATGGCAACATATTCAAATACTGGCACTGCCCAAGCTTATGTTAATATCGATACTGGTGAAAACTATGAGTTTAGTACTGAGATGGCAGTTTATTCAAGATCAAATGAAATTGCTTCATTGTCATCCAACAGATCAAATAAAGTTCGTGTGAACATGAACTCATCTTCAAACTATCTAACACCTGTATTTGATATTGGTAGAACTCAATCTATTATTGTGGATAACATTGTTAATTCCAATACAGTAAATGAGACTAATGAAAGTGGCGGCAATCTGTTCAATAAGTATATCTCAAAGATTGTCACATTGGCTGAAGGCCAAGATGCTGAAGATTTGAAGGTGTATCTGACTGCATATCGTCCACCAAACACAGATGTTAAAGTTTGGATTAAGATTTTAAACGGTGAAGATTCAGATACTATGGCACAGAAATCTTGGATTGAACTTGAAAAGAGTTTTGGTGGAGATATATCATATTCATCTCTCGTAGACAAGAAAGACTTCAAGGAGTATATCTTTAATATACCTTCTTCTTATATGACAGGTACTTTAGGAGAAGTGAGATATACTAACACTCAAAGCATTCTTTTCACTGGATATAAATCATTCCAGATTAAGATAGGATTGTTGGCAACAAACTCTGCAATAATTCCTAGAGTTGCAGATTTAAGAGCGATTGGTCTTCAGATTTAAATTGGGATATAGAACATGCAAAAGACTGAAGTACCTGGAATATATAAGGATGGTAAAGGTGTTCTTATAAATAAAGATAAGGATGCCCTTGCTGCTTACAAATTGCGCAAAGAAAAAGATAGAAAATTAATGTTGATCGAAGATGAATTGCGATTTCTAAGAAATGATATTGAAGATATAAAAAACCTACTAAAAGGACTAGTAAAGTAAATGCCAATTACTCCAGTAGACTTGACCGACACATTTGATGTTTGGCGCATTAGAACAAATCAGAATATAAATTTATCTGAAAGTGCAAACACAGCGGCGGCGGCTGCGTTTACTAGAGCTAATGCTGCAAACGTTCTAGCATTCAATACTGGTATAGGCGCTAATGCTTATGCAACTGCGGCCACTGCTGGTGCTAATGCATACATGATTACTATCCAGAATGGTTCTAACACAGCAATTGGTACAGGTGCAAATAGTTATTTACTAGCAACTCTAGCTGGTGCTAATGTTGCCGTAGGTACTGGTGCTAACGCATATATGATCGCTGTTCAGAATGGTTCAAATACTGCCGTAGGTACAGGTGCAAATGCATTCACTAGTGCAACAATAGCAGGCGCCAATACTGCCGTAGGCGTAGGTGCAAATGCATTCACTAGTGCAACAATAGCAGGAGCTAACACAGCAATTGGTACAGGAGCTAACGCCTTTGCTACAGCCGCTGCAACTGGCGCAAATACAGTGGCCGTAGCCGCTTTTGCTAAAGCTAACTCATCAAGTGTTAATATCTTTTCAGACTTAGTTAATACAAACAGATATGTTACCTTTGCAAACAACAATTCTGGTAATACACAATCACTGAACGTTTCTACTTATGGACTATTGTTTAATCCTTTTACAAGCACACTAACGTCCAATAATATCTCAATTCCTGTGTCATTAGGTATTGGCACAGCACCTTCTGGTACAGCAGGTGAGATTAGAGCAACGAGTGATATTACTGCATACTATTCATCAGACATTTCGTTGAAAGAAAATATAAATGTGATACCTGATGCTCTCTCAAAATTAATCCAAATAAATGGTGTTGAATTTGATTGGAGTCAATCATACATCGACAAAAGAGGTGGTGAAGATGGGTACTTTATCCGTAAAAGAGACGTTGGTGTTATAGCTCAAGAAGTAGAGAAAATTCTTCCTCAAGTAGTTGCAACAAGAGGTGATGGAATTAAAGCTGTCAAATATGAAAAACTAATAGCATTACTAATTGAAGCTATCAAAGAATTGAACGAAAAAATAGAATCTAAGAAAGAATAAAAATATGGCAGCATATGTAGAACTTTACATGGATCAAGGTACAACATTCAATAATGTCATCAACATAACAGATGACGTTACGAATGCTGTTGTGAATGTTTCAGGTTATACAATAACAAGCCAAATGCGTAGGTCATATTATTCAGCTAATGCCACTGCTAATATCATATGCACAATAACAGATGCATCAAATGGTGAGATTACCATGTCAATGACCTCAGCTAATACATCAAACATAAGACCAGGAAGATATCTATTTGACGTTAAAACAATAAATACTTCTAATGTAGTCTCACGCATACTTGAAGGAATAGTGACAGTTACACCTCAAGTAGGAAGATAAAATGTCAATCAAAGTATTAGTCAACTCTACACCAAAAAATAGAGTTTCGATAAACAATCAGCAAAGAGAAAATATCAGAACAGTTGGTATTGGTAGCAGTGGTGGAGCGGTAAGCTTAACACAACTCAATGATGTTGACGCATCTGATCCAAACAATAATGAAACTTTAGTATATGATGCGCTGAGTGAAAAGTATGTCATTAAAGAGTTACCTATTATAAACGGTGGAACGTTCTAAATGGCAAATACACTAATTCAAATAAAAAGATCAACTACTACAGCAACCCCAAGTTCTCTTAATGTGGGCGAGCTTGCTTATTCTTATACATCAAATATAGCTTTTATAGGTACTTCTGATAATACTGGTGCACTTCCCATCGGTGGTCAATTTTATGTTGAAAGAACAAATACTGCTCTAGTGGCAGCCAATGCCGCATTGGCTAATACTACAGGTACATTTGCAGGCACACTTACAGTAGCAAATGATCTGATTGTTACTGGTAATGCTACATTTGATACCAATACAATGTATGTTGATGCTATTAACAATAGAGTTGGTATTGGTACAGCAGCACCATTGTTTAGATTACAAAGCAATGGTACTATAGCATCATATTCATCAGATGGAACAAATTATGGCACATTAGGTTCTACGAGTATAAGTCTCGGCCAGAACAATTCGTTTCGCTCAGTTATATCTCATTCTGGAAATGAATCTTTACATTTTACTCCGTA